CGCGCTTGAGGCCGCTCAGCGACCCCACGAGCCGGCCCCAGCCGGCCACGTCCACCCAGTCCGTGCGAACGTCGTTCCACTCGCCGGCGGCGTCACGGCGGCGGACGCCCACCGCGACGCGTAGCTCAACGACTTCGGCGTCGCCGGCGCGTTTCACGGCGGCGTCCGCCCCCAGGTGTCCCTCGAACTGAACTTCGATTTCACCAGTCACAAGACCGGCCTCTCTCTTAGGCTCCCCGGCTGGAACCGGGCTTGATGGTGAGCAATGTATCACGCCGCACAGACGGGTCTGCTCACCCGAGCCCGAGCGCGTCCAGCACGTCCTGGCGGACGCGCTCGATGCCGACCGCAGCGACCTGTCGAGCGACTGCCGGCGAGTACTGCTCGCCGAGGAACCGCCGGGTCCGCGACCACTGCGAGGGGCGGCGCTCGTTGGTCGCCACCCGCTCCGGGGAGAGATCGGCCACAGCGCGAGCGAACTCCGCCGACCACTGCGCCAGGCCCCAGAGGTCATCCGGCTCCATGCGGCTCACACGCTCCTTCAGCAGCCGCTTGCCGGGCCGCACCTGGACCTCGACGCGGACGATGCCGTCCGCGACTTCGGACCACCGCTCCCGCGGCAGCAAGCTCCGAAGTTGCTCGGTCTTGCGGTAGACCCGCATCCGCACGTCAGAGGTGGGCGCTCCCACGTAGCGGGTCGCGCCCCCCTCGCTGTTCGTGATCAGCGAGTGCACCATGCCCTTGCGCGTGGCGATCGCCAGCGCCAGGCCGTCGAGCCCTCCGAACTCCGCCGACAGGTCCAGGGACGAGTCGGCACGGCTGACGCGGTGCTCGCGGAACAGCCGCCGGCAGATCGGGACCACCTCGTCGCACGCGGTCGAGGTGACCACCACGTGCACCTCGCCGGCGCGCGCCGAGTGCCCGTACACGACGGCCAACTCCTCCTCGCCTCGCACCACCGACCACCCGACCGCGTAGCCATTGCGGCCCTTGGCTCGCTGGAGCCCCGCGCCCAATGCGGTCGCCAGCCTGCCGGCCTGGCCGCCCTGCTGGATATCCCCGACCTTCGGGTCGTGCGGGTCGTCAAACGTGAACTCGTACCAGTCCCAGCGAGTGGTGGCCGGCTTCATGACATCTGCCGGGGGTGGGTGGGGGTGGGGGTTGTTACCCCCGTGTTACTAGCACGGGGGTTCAGGCGGGCCGCCATTCGGCAGAGAGTGACGATGAGCGCGCCGAGCAGGCACAGATCGTAGAGCCCGACGAGGACGCAGCCGACGACAAGCATGGGGATGAGCGAGTCGTTCACTTGGCCCACCTCGCGGTGCGGTGGGGGCGGGCGAGCAAGTATGGGCCGGGGGAGGAAAGCACTCCCCCGACCCATACCAGCAGCCTCGCGGGGAGATGTGCCGAGCCGTCAAGCCCTCGCCGGCTGTTGAGGTGGTGCGGGAAGGAACTCCGTTCCTTCTGTGGTGAGCGAGTCTGTGGGGGCTTGACTGCTCTAGACCCAGCGGGGTCGAGCCGCAGAAGTGCGGCTACAAGGTCTTCCGGGGATGAGAGGCTACTATCTGGCATCGGGACCTCCTACGTCCTGTGCTTCATGAGAGCCCCGGCCCAGCAGCCGGGGTTTCTCGTTGTTCGGAACCTACCGGGGAGTGCCGGCCGATCTTGGGAGCCGCGCGGGAGCCCAACGGCCGGACGACCGAGCCGAGCATGTGGGAGCAGCGGGGGCAGTAGAACGCCGCCTCGAAGTCTGTGATCCCTACCTCGGTGGACGCGCGCATGCGCCCGTAGTCAATCGAGACGCCGCATTCCGGGCAGCGCGAGGGGAACTTCTGCGTCCGGGTGAACAGGTCCACATCGGCGAAGGAGTCATAGACAGCGTGATGCCGAGCCGGCAGGTACAGGGAGGGAAATCCACCTAGCATCTTGGCACCGTCAACACCCTCAGTCGGGATGCCGGAGCGCACGAAGGACACGTGCGTGTTGCGCCAGATCCCACCCTTGGGAACCGTGGCGATCAGCGCGGACAGGTGCACCCAGCGGAGCGTGAGGGACCGCAGCGCCAGGTCACAGCGGTCATAGGTGGGGGCGGTCCAGTAGAGACCGATGTTGGAGTGTCGGAGCGTTTGGAAGAACAGCAGCGCCTCGGGAGTGAGGGAGGCGAACTGCCGCGAGGACGCGACCGCGGTGACTTCATCGACCAGGAGCACGCAGTCGCGCAAGAGCATGAGGTCATCGAAGTTGCGGACCAGCTGCGACCCGGCCACGTTGATGTTGGCCGCTGTCGGGACACCCTTGGCCTGCCACCTCTGCAGCAGGCCGGCGGCGTAGGAGGTCTTGCCGGCCCCGTTCAAGCCGGTCACGGCGACGATCACGGGATGATCCCCCAGTGCACAAGGCGGGCGATCAGGCTGAGCACGCCCAGCAGGAGGAACCCGACGGCGAGCAGGCCGGCCACGTGCCGGCCCCTCATACGGACTTCCCCCGCCGGCTGATGATCGCTATCAGTCCGGTCGAGAGCCACACCGCGAGCCAGACACCCCAGGCGGCGAGGATCGCCGGCCACACGCCGTTGCTGATGAACAGCGCCAGGAAGTGGCCGGCCTGGCCGGCGACGCCGCCAATGGCGGCTCCCGCCGACCCGGCATCGACCCCGGACATGAGGGAGTTGACACCGCTGACCCAGTTGACGATCACGTCGCGGAAGAAGTCCAGGACCGCCTGCGTGATCATGCGCGGCTCCCCACGACCCAGAACAGCCGGCGGACGATCAGCGCGGCGAGGCCGAGCACGATCACCCACCCGACGACCGTTTTCACCGTGGAACTCGCCACGTCTGCGGTACAGGTGTCGAGCGCGACGCTCGTGCCCTGCCACGGGATCGTGGCGACCGGGCCGCACACGAGCCCGGAGGGCACCGCCGCCTTGAAGGCGTCGGCGAGCTCGCCGGCGGGGCCGCTGTTCCACACGTCCGCGATACGGCCCGCGCGATCCCATCCCGCGGGCACGAACCAGCACACCGGAAGCTGAACGAGCGACCCAACCACGTTCTGAACGACCGTGAACAGATCGCTACCGCTGTTGTTGATCGGGCACGAGATGGGCAACTCCACGGACCCGCCCGAGAACTGGTTCACGCCGGTCGCGGGAGTCCAGCCCCCGCTCGAGGTGAGCCACTGCGACGCCTTCCACGTGGTCTTGAGGGTCGTCAGGTTGTCGGGCTGGGGGTAGCCCGACTCGAGGTCAACGCTCACGCTCACGAGGTACGGACACTCGACAGAGGACGGAGATCCAGCCGGCCCTACCGGGCTGACGTACTGCCCGCCAGCGCCCAGCCCGTTGCCCGTGAGGTTCGGGTAACCCCAGACGCCGTTGACGTTGTTGTCCGTCTGAAACGAGATGTAGTTCGTGCCGTCCCAGCACTGCATCACGAGCTGGGTCTGGCCGAGCGCGGAGGCGGTCGAGGACCCGTAGACGACCGAGTTCATGACGGGCACGACCAGGGTGGAGCTTCGAGTGTTGCCGTTTCGGCACGGGATCATCGGCGCGATCTCGACGCCGTAGGTGCCCTTGTTGATGAGCGCGTGAGGCTTGCCGGGGCCCCACCCGAGATCGACCGCCTGCGCGCGGTAGGAGCCGCTGTTGCCCACGTCCGAGCACTGGGGCAGCAACGTGGTGTCCACGGCCTGCGTTGGCGGCGGCGGGTCCAGCGGGGTCGACGCCGCCGCCGGCTCCGCCACCAGGAGGACGGAGAGCCCCGCCGCGAGGGCCGCTACGGCCCCCGCGGCGAGGACCCGTCCTAGTGGACGGAACCGCGAACGCGCTTGAGGACGAAGTTCCCGATGACCACCAAGAAGACGATGCCGATCACGGCGCCGAAGACTCCGATGATGACCGGGACGTTCGCCGTGATGGCCGTCTGAAAGGCGGTCAGCAGCGCAGTCGGGTCGGGGGGGGTGTACGTCATTCTGTGCTTCTCTCTCTCTCATCGCGCGAAACCTGCCGCGATCACGAAGGCGACCGCGGATGCGATCACCAGGGCGGCGCACAGCTGCGCCACGTCTTGGAGCGTCATAGCCACCTCTTCAGCAGGGCCACCACGAGGGCGGCGAGCAGGGTCAGGCTCGCCAGGGTGGCGAGCGCCTCCATCACTGCCGGCCTCCGAAGCGCGCGCCGGCAAGGACAGCCAGGCTCAGCGCCACGACCCACAAGGCGGTGGTGTTGAGCATGTCGAGGGCGTGCATCAGTGCCTCGCGGCCCAGGCGGCAGCCCAGCACCAGCCGACTCCCACGAGCACCACGGCGCTCGTGGCGAGCGCCTGCGCGACGCTGACGAGCTCGGCGGGGCTCACTTGCTCGCCCGCCGAGCCGTGCGCCGCAGCGCCGCCGCGGCGAACTGCACCGCGGTGTACTTGAGGGCAGCCGCCGCCGGCCTGCCGGCCTGCACGTCTGCTTGGGCGGCCCGCAGCGCGGCGACCAGCTCAGCGGTGCGGGCTCCGATGCCGGCCAGCAGATCGTCCCTCTGGCGCACGTTCACAGCCCCACCAGCGCGCGAACGAGGCGCAGCACCGGGCCGGGCTTCGCCTCCACCACGGGGTCAATGCGGAACACCTGGCCGATGCGATCCACGCCGTACAGGTACGGGCCGGCCTGAGCCCACTCCAGCCGGCCCACCGGGAGCCGGCGGGCGACAGGGATCACGTGATCCCGCGGCCCATCTAGGGACGGTACGTTGTTCATCCTTGACCATCTCTCTTGGTCGGGCGGGGCACTCTCCGGGGGCCGGCGGCTGGAACCGCCGGCCCCGAATCCCCGGGTGGCTGTGGGCTCAGGCGTGGGCCGGCGTCTTGCCGGCGGCGGTCTTCTCGGGTGCCGGCGGGATCACGCCCACCGACCGGGCGACCACACGGTCGCCGTTCGCGGCCTCGCCGGCCTTGGTCAGATACGCGCCGGGCACGAGGACCCCGCGGACGGACACGCGCTGTC